CATATCTAGATCCCTAAATGATCTCATTAGACTGGTGACAGCTTCAGCTACATTCTGATAAGCCATTCTCCCGTCTTTGTTTCTACCCTTCTCATGCACCAATAAGATCTCGGAGATCTCTGATACAGAGTCTAAACACACGCTATCGTAGACTAATTCTCCAGATTTTAGAGCAGCATAAACCTCTCTTAAATCGTCATAATTACTTACTTCAATAGCCGATACGTTGGGCGCATCTTTAATAGAAAGCAACCCAGCTTCAGCACTTATAACCAAGACTTTGCCTGGCATAGTTTGTGTTGCATAAGTTTTTCCAGCTCCAGCTTGGCCGTACACAAGAAGTTTTGCTCCTTGTTTATTGACAAGTTTGTCTGGTGTTTTTATTTTATCTTTCAAGCTCATATTTTGTACCCTCCTACGGTTTATTTGAAATGAACTTGATTATTGTACACTAAAAAACTACAATGTGTAAATCATACTATTTAGGAGAAGTATATGAGTACAAAAGATGACATCACCTGGCTGGCTAATTATTATTTTAGAGCTAAGTCTATTGCAACCAAAAAACTAAAGGAGTTAAACACTATGGGCGTACAACCAAATCATAAAGACAGGAAAGTGGACCAATACACACTAGCCGGTTACATAAAATTTCTAGGTCATAAAAAAGCCGCAGAAGATTTTAAATGCTCAGAAGCATCTTGTAAATCTTGGAGGTATGGATACAGGCAACCGTCTATAGCGCAAGCTAAACAAATCATACAGGCAACAGAGGGAAGATTAGACTTTGAATCTATTTACGGTTCTATATCTGAAATTTTAGAAAACCAGGAATAGTATGTTCCAACTCAATATTAATGAGGATGATTCTTCCTTAGATATTGCCTTGGCTTATTTTGACGATGGTTACAATGTTGTTCCTTTACAAAGATCTAACAAGAAACCTCCGTCTTTTTTAGGAAGTTGGGAGCAGTATAAGGAGACTAGGCCCTCTAGAGAACTTGTAGAGTCTTGGTTCAAGGATAGAGACAATTTACAAGTCGCATTAGTTTGTGGCAAGTTTGTTGTGGTTGACGCAGACTCTCCTGAAGCTATGGACTGGGTAGAGAGAAACTTACCCGCTTGTCCATTTAAAGTTATAACTGGTAAAGGTATGCATTACTATTATAACAACCCAGAGAACTACACTACCTTTGCAACCAGAAGGACCAACGAAACTCCTATTGAAAGACTTATAGATATAAGAGGAGTGGGCGGTCTGATTATTGCTCCATACAACCGCCATGCTAACGGTCAAGTCTATAAGCCTGTGATGTTTCCAGATTGGAAAATACATGATTGTGCAGATCTACCAGACTTTACTGAAAAAGAATTCTTACAAATAACAGGCGTACCTAAAGTTGAAAGCAGCGTGCAAACAGCACCCTTCTCTTTGGATGGGGTACTGGAAGGATCTAGAAACGATGGAGCTGCTAGGATTGCTGGATACCTTATATCTAAAAATGTAAACCTAGAGTTTGTAAGAGTATTCCTACAAAACTGGAATAAGAATAACAACCCACCATTACCACAAAAAGAAGTTGATTCTGTAGTAGACAACGTAAAGCGTACTCATGAGCGTAAGAATCAAATAGCTCCGCTTTTTATACAATCAACCGAAAGCATTACACCACCTAAAGATTTATTTTCACCACCAGGTTTACTTAAAAGTATGTTTGATTTTTGTGAAGACATAGCTCAAGTACCGCAACCAGAATTATCTTTAGTCGGCGCATTAGCATTAGCGAGTGTTACCTGTGGAAGATTGTATAGAACCAACATGAATAACTTTTCTAGTATGTACTTTATGGGAGTAGCTAAGTCAGGCCAAGGAAAAGAAAACATCAAGACATTCATAGAATCTATATTAAATGCTTCGGATCATAGCAATTTGATAGTGGGTGATGGTTATACCTCAAGTGGTGCTGTGCATTCTGTGTTGAAAATCAGACCAACACAAATAACCGTGATGGATGAGTTTGGCAAGCGCTTAGAGGCTATCAGCAACGCTGGTAATACAAACAAAGAAGACGGCATACAAACTCTTATGGAAGCGTGGGGTCGCTGTCATGGAACTCTACGACCAGATAACTATTCGTTAATGGCTGTTCAAGAACAATTCAAAGAACAGATGATGAACAGGGTTACTCATAAACCAGCCATTACCTTAGTTGGATTGTCAGTACCAAAGAACTTTTATTCAGCTTTGAATGGAGGCAGGATTGCAGACGGGTTTCTTAATAGATTTGTTGTTGTAGAGTCTAATGAACCAAGAAGAGTTGGAGATCTAAAAAGATTTAAAGAACCACCTACAAGCATAGTGAACTGGGTTAATTATATTCGTAGATTAAAAGGCAATCTAACTGATGCTTCTAGAAATAATGCAGAGTTGGATCTAAGCCAAACTGTAATAGAGTTTGATAAAGCGTCAGAAGAACTATTACAAGACTTTGCTAGGGAGATTATAAAACGCCAGGACATATTAGAGAAAGATAACCTAGAGCCTTTGCTCAGTAGATCTAAAGAGAAAGCTATGCGATTAGCCTTGCTTTGTACTTTAGCCTCTAGCGCAGACGCTACTAAGATTACAGCCGATATAACTAAGTGGGCGATAGATTACATTAGATACTACGATTTGATGTTTATAGAGGCTTGTAGGGATAAAGTGGCTAGCTCTGCAACAGAATCTAAAATTAAACAGGTTTTATCTTTTATTAGATCTAGAAACGGTGAAGGCATATCTAAAAGAGAAGTGGATAGGCATGAGTTGTTTAGAAGTATGAAGTCTTACGAAGTTAAAGAAATAATAGAACGGTTAAAGAATTCTAGAGAGATACAAGAAATTGAAATTAAAGTTGGGGGCAAAGGCAGACCAGCCAAAAGGTTTGTTGCCGTAGATCCTAACTTCTTTGAGGAGTAATTATGAAGACACCATCATTAGAAAGCAGAGAAGATCAAAAACGAGAAGAGCGTGTAGCAGGATTTTTAGAGGGCCTATGGGGAGTAAGCTGTCATAAGTTGCCGCCTAGTTATTCTTTAGATTACTGGATAGAGTCGGCAGAAAGTAATTATTGGTGTGAGGTTAAATGCAGAACATTTGCTTACGATAAGTACGACACTATGATTATATCTACTAACAAACTTAGGAAAGGATCTTCATTTGCATTAGCAACCGGAGTGCCTTTTATTATTGTGTACGCTATGACTGATGGTATTTACATGCACGAATGGAACAAAGACTTTGTTTATGATGTCAGGATGAACATAAGTGATAATCCTACTTATGATGAAGACAACGAGCCTTACATACATATACCGTCAGAAGATTGGATTTGTTTGTCGGACAAGCCACTAGGTATGGACCGTAATGAAATAGGTTTCTGATGAGTAGGAATGCAAAGACAACACAATTAACTGAAGAACAGAAAGTTTGGATGGAAAAACAAAAGTTATATACGACTCATCCTATCTATAAAAATACTTTGGTAAGAAAGATCTGTAATGACTTTGATGGAAAAGTTGTAGAGGTAAACGGTAAAAGTATTAACCCAGTCTAGAAGGCCTGCCAAATAGCTGCTCATCTAAATCTAATCTATCTTGAGACAAAGGATCTAAGTTAGGCATTTGTATTGATTGTACTTCTGGAATAGGTATGTTTTGCACAATAGGCGCTTTGGTTGAGCGTAAGTTTTGTCTTGCATCTTGTTCTATATCTTCTACATCTGATACAACCTGTTGAGCTGATGTCTTTACATCATTAATTATTTCTTCAACTCCTGCTGCATCTATTACACCATCCATAATGTCGCCAGCTAATGATCCTGCTTGCTCAGCTCCCATACCTAGCTCTCTTACAAGAGTCTGTCTTATTGCTTGTTCTGTCATGTCTAAAGATGTAATTACTGAACCTTTATCTGTTTTAGCAAATGCAGCAACTACTTTAGGAGAGGCAAATAATTTTCTTGCAACTGCCAATCCTAAAACCGTAGGTAATACAGCTATTGGATTAAGAGCTAAGCTCGCACCAATACCAGCAGCAACCAAACCACCAGCTGCGCCTCCACGACCAGCTTCTTGTTTTGTTAAAATATCTACTGTTTTTTGAAAGTTTCTAAGTCCTTGAGTAAGTTCTTTGCCAAACATAGCATCTAAAGTTTCATCCGTATAAGAATCTAAAGCTGTTTTTAAATTACCAGACTTAAATAGATCTGTAATTCTACCTTTGCCATTTAAATCTATAGATTTAGATAAAAGCTTTTGCATGCTTGCTTGCTGGATAGCAGTAAATATTTCGGGAGTATCTTTTAAAGTTTTCTTTAAAATTTCTATATTTTCTCTAGCGCGAGGTCTAAATATAATACTAACTGTTTCATCTATTCCTTTTAACGGCAAGTCTGATATAGCTCTGTTGGCTTCTAATTTTAATCTGTTTTCAGAAGCTGTTGCTAATTTTTTTAACCCTTGCACAAATGCAAGACCTTGATCGCTAGCACCTAAACCCTTATTAGTTGTAAAATCGTTAACTAAATTTTTCATATCTTGAGGTTTTAGTCTTGGATTAATTTTATTAATTTGATCTATTGTAGTTCTAACA